GTTAATAGCACTCTGTTGTGTAGGGTCTGTTATTGATGCCGCTGTAATGAATGCTTGTGCATCAGGGTCGACAGCAGGAGCAGGAGAATATGTTCCTCCTAAATAAATACTATTTCCTCCTCCAAGAACAACTTGCATATTAATTAGTTATTTATTTCATATTTAGGCAACTCTACGTCATTAACCCAAAGGATTATTTCTTCGTCTGTCCATGTGTCCGCATAGGTAAATCCTTGGAAGTTAACGCCAAATTCTGCGCTGTCAGTAGTCAACACTACATCAACACTACAAGTCTTTAAGTTAATTGCATCTGCTACGTTTACTACCTCTACTGTTGGGTTAGTAATTTCTACGTTAAACTGTTCAAATTTATAAGTTGCCATGTTTTATTATGTTAATGTTGTTCCTGTTACTGTGAAAGTTCTAACTGCCATTCCAAAAGAAGAATTTGCCTTTGCATCTGCTAACACTTGCCCCCCTCCTAATAATATCTTCATTGCTAAAGTTGTTGATTGATAAGTTGTAGACGTTTGTATATATATAGAAGATGAAATACTAAACGGAGCATAATCATATCTTCCTGTAAGAGTTGGTTCCCAATTACATATATTCATACATTCATTCATATTAAACAATCTCCACCCACTTGTAAATGTACCAATAGATAAAGCCAAACAAGCATCAATTTGTGATGTCCAAGGGTTGTTAGGCATTAAATTTCTATAATATCCCAAAACATTACTACCATTATAAGTACTCCAATCAATTATAATGTTATACGAATAAGTTTGTCCTCCTAACTCATCTGTAAATCTGTCAATGTTACCGAATGGATTGTTTGATTCAAGTCTAAAAAAGTTAGTTTCTCTACCAGCTTGTATATTTCCATCATCTCCTGTACGGTAAGATGTGGTTTGCCCTGTCTTTATTAAGGTTGCTCCTACTGGTGCAGGCGTCCCACCAGTTTTAGCTAACTGTATTGTGGTTGCCATGATTAAGAAACAAATATGATTATAAACTCAGTACTCGTTGCGTTATAAGCAAATGATGTAAAGTAATTATTTAAAGCATCAGCAGAGAAATTTAATACTTCTCCTGGCTTAATAGTAGCGCCTAATACTGTTCCATCTGCTGCACCTACGTTAGCTACTGATACAGAGTAAAAAATAGCAGCAACTGTATTAACATTTCCTGCTCCTGTAGGCCTAATGATACCTGGAGTTCTAGCTACACCTGTAGTAGGTGCTAATGAGTTTACTTTAACTAACAACTCTTCTTGACCTGTTACTTGTGCTTGTGTATTATTATGACCAACTATGGCGGTTTGTAATTGTGGCATGATGATATATTTTAATTTTTAGAATAAAGTTTTGTTAACCAATCTTTTATATTATCAAATACGATCATACTTACTGTAGTATCTTCGCAACTAAATAAAAGAATTCCTTTATTAGTTCCAACTAAAGCTTGTGTTTCAGATAAAATAGAATAATCAACTAGTTCTCCAGCATTATTTTCAAATTTAGAAAATAAGTATTCACTTTCTTTAAAAGTAAATTTCTTTTTACTAATACTTAAATTTTCCATAATAAATTATATTAAAGTTTTTTGCGTATATGCTATTGCTCTATGCATAGTTGTGTTACTTATATTATCTGCTGCTGTATGATTCATAGCAAAAATAATATATACATCTCCGTAAGCATTAGGAAAAATTGCTCCTGATGAAGGAGTAGTAATATCAGTAGATCCTAAACTAGCTGGAGTCGGGTGAACTAAAACTTCTCCGTTTCTAAATACTAAACTTCTAGATATTTTACCGTAAGTATCATTAGCAGTAAAATTTAGCATTGTAGCTAATAAAGCTGCTCCTGATAAACTTAAAGAAGTATTTGCGTAAATCATAAGTTGTACTGTAGCTGATCCTGCTTTTCTATACCCTCCACATAAAATATCTAATACACAATTATTTAAATCTATAGAACCAGCTGGTATTACAAAATGACTTGCAATTTTTATTCCTATAGGACCGCTTAATTCTGGGCTATTTAATGCAGTAGCACTTACTAAAGTAATTCCTGTATCATCGTCTTGAGGTGTATCCGTCTCTAAAGCTTTAACAATACCATATTTGTCTTTAAACGAAAGTTTATTAGTATTCTTATCAAAGAATATTTCATTAATGCCTGCTTCTTGTCCTGATTTAACTTCGTAGTTCATAACTAGCAATTTAAAAGTTTTTTAATTTGATTATATGTCAAAGAGTTGTAGTCTGTTGTATTATTAGCTATATCTCTTGTATCGTAACAATTTAATATTTCTAAAGCTCTACGTTTGTTTTTAAGTTCGTCTAGTTGTTCGCAACAATTAGCAGCTCCAAATTGTAGCGCTTGTAAATATTTAAAAACACATTGAGCAAATTCGCATTGTTTATTCCATACTAAAATGTCAAAACAAGCTTTATTTTCTCTATTGCTTTCTGATATTGTAGAAATATATTCCACTATTATCCTATTTTATCAATAATTATTACTCCCATTTCTAACCATTGTACTTCTGGTTCTGTAGCAGATCCTTCTAATTTTATTATATCTCCTGGTACAAGGTCTACTTGGTAGTTTAATGCTATTCCTTCTATAGCTTCATTAATAGAAACACGAGTTGTTCTAAAAATAGGATGGTAAGTAGCATTAATTTTAAGTTTTACAATAATGTCTGCTGTTCCTCCTGGTACATCATACGCGGCTGCTTGTGCAGTGTACAATATTCTATATTTTCCTCCACCTCCTGCAGGCACTGTGTAAGTTGTACTAGGAATTGTTACTGGAGCATCTAAAGGTCCTGTAGAGCCTTCTCCTAAAACATTTTGTGCATAAAACACATTTAAAGGTCCTATACTTGGGCTAGTATATGTGTCTCCATTTGTATATAATACAGTAATATTTTGAACAACTGTATTATAAGTAATAGATACGATACCTACTCCATCATTTCCTGATAGTAGTGTTATTCCTTTACAATCTTTGCAATTGCACATTGTATTTTAAATTTAGTAGTTAACAACCTCCACAACCGCAGCCTTTACAACCTACAATTGTTTCACAATATTTTCCAGCTGCTTCTATAATAGCAGTAGCAGTGTCAAAGTCTCCACATGAAAATGCGGACTGAATTCCGTAGATAAATATTTCCATTTGATCTACTTGTTCTTTTAATGTTTTTACTGTAATTGAATCACAAGCATTAATTAGATCTACTACAAGATGATCTTTACAATTGCAAATATTACAGATAAATAATTGGTAAGTTTTATCGTTTTCGTACAACTCTGTACTGTCATATACAGAATATACTATTTGATATATGCCGTCTGATTGATTCCAAGTTTCATCTTCAAGAGCAGTAAAAGGAAAAGGTGTTGGGTCTCCTGGTTGACTAGCATAAACATCAATTGAGGAATCTTTAAAAATAAACTGATTTAACGGAGCAGTTCCTATAATCGTAATAGGCCCTACAGTTTGAGAAATGTTAATTTGATATGTTCCTCCGTTATTAGTTCCTGTACCTGTTAATAGTGCAGTAATCATTGTACCAGGTACTACTCCTGGACCTGTAAGATATTGCCCTACAGCAAATGTTCCTGATAAATGTAATGTGTCTGTAAATACAGTTCCTAAAATGCTTCCAGTAGAAGCAGCATTTTGAGTTGGAGTATATGTAAAAGGATATACATTAACCCATGAATATACTACATCATCTGTATCAATATTTGGAGTTCCCCATCCTGTTGGATTATCATCAACATGATAAATTCCTGTATTTTCTGTAAGAGTTACTAGATTACATTTATTACTTAGGGATAAAGATACTTTAGGAACTAATGCCATTATTTAAGAGTTTGATCAAAGATAATTAAAAAAATAGTAGCCCGCCACTTTAGACAGCAAATTGTGGCGAGCTACTGAGGGTTGGAGAATTACTGATTAAAGTCTGATGCAGTAAGTCCTAATGCTTGGACAAACGTTTCACCATTATTATCTGGAGTTGTAGCAAGGATACCAGAACCTGCATTATCTGCAAGGTTAAGATATACAATCACATTACCTTTACCTCCGTCCATAGATACTAGACCAGAAATACTTTCTTCCCAAGCAATATTCAAAGAAGAATATTTAGAAGTAAGATCAGTATTTCCACCGATACCAGGGATTTTAACTGTTTGGTCTCTTGGAATAGAAGGAACAGCCAATTGGTTGTTTTCTCCTTCGTAACCATAAGAAAGGTACTCATCCATTGCAACTTGTTGCCATACTCCGTTACCGTTAAACGCACCTTGTAGGTGAGTAATAGGTGTATTTGTATCAGAGAAAGAAACAGTGAAACGGTTAGCGTAGTAATCTCTCCACTGATTTACATCAAATGGATCTACATTACCAGTCATTCGTACACCAAAAGCCGCAGTTGCTGCAGTTGCTGCAGTAATACGTCGCACGTTAGCAATTGCATATGTACCAGATACTCCTGTAAATGGAGAGTCTAATACAATAGAAACACTTGCTGTGTAAGCATTTACTTTATAAACAGCATTAGTAAGACCTGCACCTTCTAAACGAATGTAATCACCTACAGCTACGTTAGTTAAAGTACCGTTGATAGCTACTGAAAGAGATCCATTTACTGCAGTAAATGTAGTAGTTGTTCCTGTAGGAACTGCACCTGCATCATTACAAAGAGCTTCAAAACGTAAGTATTGATTAGCTGGCTCACTCTTAAAGTTAAGGTATCCATTCTTAACTAACATAGAAGCTAGTTCTGCTTGAGTACCTGTAGCATCTGTACGTACAGGACCTGCAAACAAGCTGAAAGGTTGAGAGCGGTTAGCAGCATCATTATCACGCTTACGGATTTTGATGAAGAAATTAGTGTTGTTTGCTACAGGCAAAGCTCCTGTTGTTCCGTTGAAACCAACTGCAGTTGCTTGTTGTTGTGCAGGTTTAAATTTAGAAATACTCAATTTAACTTTTCCTTTAGTTAAAATAGGAGATTTCATTAATGGTTGAGTAATTCCTCGTCCTTGAATAACAAAGAATTGTCCATCAGAAGGCAATGCAACATATGCAGCATTATCCATTCGTCGAAGCCCTGCATCAGTAAGAACTACTGCATTTGCTGGTAAGTTTGCGCTTGTTATTACTGTACCTACTGCAGGTAAAGTAGAACTTGCTACGGTTACGTCACTTAGTACTACACTAAATACGTTGTTTGCTTTTCTTAACATTTGTTTTTGTTTTTATAATTAATAATTTATTTATTCGAGCTCTTTAAATTGCTCAATGTTTTGTAATCTTTGTTCTCTAACTCTATCAGACATTAAACTGAATGCTATGTCAACTATAACTACGTGAGTAGATGTATCTAACTCTGAGTTTCTCTGGTTTGCAACAGTTGTCCTGTTTACTACAATATTTTGAGGTGTTTTTAAATATCTCATATGATAAGTAAGGATATTAAAAGTACCGTCTGTAAATAACTCATGGCGTTTTGCAGTTGCAGGGTTTGCTGGATTAATACCTGAAGTAAATCTAGAAAACTCTGTACGCCATACTCTACAATCACCATATGGTTTATAGAATGGCTTTTTGTATTTACTCCAATTAAATCTTTGCATTTCATTATGAGCAATATCTACTACATAAGCAATGATTGGAGTATTTTCTGTGCCACATTCTATTTTATCTGTCACAACTTCTTCATAGATTGTGTACATATGGTTACTCGGTAAATCAAAGAACTTCCCTGTTACATTATTATTTACAATAATCCCAGCTTGAGAAGCTGATGGAGGCAAAGATGGAGCATCTTGAACTAATGCTCCTAATCCTTGATTCCTTATTTCTATTTCTTCAAAACCTTTACCTTTTCGGTTATTGATTTCGTCGTAATATTTTTTGACATACAAATTTTGGGCTTCTGTAAGAACAGAGGACAATTCAAAGTCTTCATATCCTGGAGAACCAAAACTACTAGATCTATCTAGTTTTAGTTCTAACTCGTCCGCCATTTCGTTTGCAGTCATAGTTTATTTTATTTTTTTGCCAATTCAATTTTGGCTTTAATTCTTAATTTAACTTCTTGGTTGTCAGGATTAGAAAGATACATAATTGTATCTGACAAATCTCCTAATTCCGCACCGTTGTCAAGAGTATATCGTTTTTCTCCTTTACGGATAATTGCTCCTGCTTCGATTGCTTCTTGTACAAAGATACGCTCATTGTATTGTGGATGATTAACAATTTCCAAGAAATAACTTGGATTACTGTCCACAATAGATAGTACTTCGCTCTTTAACCAATTTTCATCTTTAAGAGCAGTAGCTGGTATAGCTCTACCAAGTGATTTAATAAATCCAATAGTTGCTGTTCGGCTGTTTGTAATCTCTGCGTATTTAAGATATGCTTGAGATTTAATCTCTGCTTCTTCAAGTTTTTTGACTGTTACTTTAGATTCGTCAACAATCATAAACTCGTAAGTAGCTTTTAGTACTCTTTCATCATAAGACGGAGCTACTAGCATTTTATTAGAAATTAAAATCAAATATTTTAACATATCCAAAGGTTGATTTAAATTTAAAGTCGTACCTTCTTTAGTTAAAATTACTCTACCACGACGATCTGTTCTCCAGAAGTTTTCATCGTTTGGTAAAGTAGGATTTAAATCTACTCCTAATTCTTTTTCAAAGAACTCTTTTTGTGTCATCCCGTTTGGATAACTTTCTTTATACTTTTCAATTAATACTCGATTATAATCATCTAGTATTACTTTAACTCCTCCTCCGTTGTTTACACTGTTCAACGGAACTTGGTAGCTACGTTTTACTTTGTTTAACAAGAACGGATCTTTTGCTCGATCTTGTCCTTGTACTAATAAGTTACTCCATTTCCCTGATGATTCTACTGGTTTTACAGAAACTATTCTGTTTTGTAAAAATGTCCCGTAAATCGGTTTTACTATTTCTTTTTCTGCTGTCTTCATTTTTGCTGTCAATTAATTCTCTTATTTAAAAATGCCTCTCTGGGGCTTTCACCTCCCAGAGAGAACATTTTGTTTATTTATTAGCGAGATACGTTCAAACGTAAATCAACTACTTTAGTAGGATCTTCGATCATCATACCTCCCCATTTTTGGAAATGTACTTCATAACCGTCTACACGAGAAGCTACCATTTTTGGTGAACCTTTTCCTGCAGGAGAGAATGGATCACGCATACCAGGGATGTACGCCCAGTTGTAATCAGGAACTCCTTTAGGTTTAACTCGGTAGATACCAGCGTTATCACCATAATCAAGAGCTAAGATACGGTGAGATTCTACGATACCTTTTCCATCTGGGTGACGTTGTGGGAAGTAAACATCATCATCAAAGAAATCAAGGATTTCAACTTTGATAACAACACCGTTGTACCACTCATAAACGTTCCATTGTGGTTCCATTAAGAACTTAGTGTTTTTACCACCAAGGTTTCCTGGATCAGAATTACCCATCAAGAATTTATCAGAGATTACAGTAAATTTACCTGTACCTGATTTAGCTTGAATTTGCTTAGAGATTTCGATAGCACCGAATTCACCTGTTAGCAAGTGGATAACACGTTTTCCACGCTCAATTTTACCAACTCCCATATCGAGTAGTAACTCTAAATGCCAATCTAAATCGTAAGAGTTGTAGTAGTGAACGTTAGATGGAGCAACTTGCTCAAAGAAACCAGCACCTGATTCAACAGCATACTTAGTCTTGTCATCTTTGTTCAAATACTTATGATCTGCAGTCCAGTTTTTCTTACCGTACATCAACATACGAGCAAACATTTCTTCACACTGGTGGTGAGCAACCATATCTTGGTAGTTAATCCAGATAGATTCTGTTTGTCCTTTGTAAGCAAAACCAAACTCTAATGGTTCGTTTTTACCTTTGTTGATTGTGTTACCTGCTACTTCATACTCCATACGTAGTGTAGAAGGACGGTTTTCCATTCTCCAAGGAGAAGTGAAATACGGCTTCGCACCTTGGTAAGAAAGTGTTGAAGGAGACAAAGAGTAAAACTTAGACCAACGAGTACCGATAGCTAACTCCTCAGAAGGAACTGTTTTGTTTGCATTATCAGTTACAAGTTCTACTTCAACTTTGTAACGAGAGCCAGCATCCATTGCTTTTTTAACCAATAAATGATAGTCATCAACTTCTCCACGAAGAACGTTAGTTTCTTCAAAAAGTGGTTCGTCAAAGATTAAGTAGAAACGCTCTCCGTTAGCACCAATGTTTGCTGGGAAAGTACCTGCAGAAATAGTAAGACCGTTGATTGTTTCAGCGTCTACTAGCGGCAAGTTTTTGTCATGTTGCCCTTGAAGCAACCAGTTGTAGAAACCATTTTCTTGTTCTACTTCTTTAACAGGGAAACGATCTACGAATTCACGTAGTTTACCTTGAAGATTAGTCTTGTAGATTTCTTTAATCACATTGCTAATCAACTGAGGCTTTTGTTGGTACAAAGAATGGAAGTGGTTGTCAGTAACCAAACCATTGTAATCTTTAGCTTCGTACCTTTGTAATGGAAGTAATTGAGCCATTGTTTGTTTTAATTAACTTGTTAAACGGTATATATTTATTTATTTCACTTTAAATGCTTTGTCAAGCATATTTAAAATCCCTTCTGTCTTCTTAGAAGATTCAACAGATGTATTTCTGCCTACTCCTCTTTGATCTTCTGCAGCAATAACTTTATCTAATTCATTAATTGCTGCTGTTTTTGCTACTGATTTTAGTTTACTAATATCTGGTTTAAACTTACCTGCTTTATCGATATTAAATAAGCCTAAAGTATCGTAATAGTTTATAAGCATTTCAAATTCTACAGGATTCTTTGCTTGCTTATAAGATAAACTGTTATATTCTCTTCCTGTTTTTTGATCTTTGTAAACAGGATTAATAATATTAGATTTTAATTTATCTTTAGATATTTTATTAAGATTTAAACCATCTATAAAAGCATCTCGAGAATCTATGTTAGAAAGCAACTGTTCAAAAGCTTTAGTCTGTGCTTCTTGTTGAGCTTTTGTTTGTTGTATCTTTTGCATTCTAGATTGCTCCACTACTTCATTTGCATAGTTTCGCAATTCTGGAACAGCTTTAATTGCTTTATCTTTTAGTTTTCCTATTGCAACCGCATCTTCTATAGCTTCGATTGCTTCGCTGTCTGAAAAATTTTTTGCCTTTAGCTGCTCAAAATAAATTTGTTTAGCTAGGTTTTCATCAGCTTCGATATCTTCTTCAGTAACATTGTCAAAGAACTCAAGTTTTTGTGCCATCTCTATGGCGTAACCTGCTTCGTCAAAAGCATCTTCTATTTCTAGAAATCTTTTCTTTTCAGGAGATAAACTGTTTTTCCAGTTTTGCTCCTTATGTTTAAAATGCGTATCTACTGTTTTATTTACAAGTTGTTTGATAGCATCTAGTGATCCAGGAAGTTCTTCTAATTCTGCTTCTTCTGCAGTAATTACTCCTTCTTTTACTAGCTCTTTCATCAAAGCTTTGTAAATAGTAGAGCTCCTATCCTCGTTTGAATCTGAGCTTTCTATTGTCTCTGTAGTCTCTCTAATCACTGGTGCTGGACGATTGTCGTCATCACCGCTTTCCGCTGCTACAGGTACTATTTCAAATTCTGGTGTTTCTCCTGCACTTTCGTTTGAAATTGGTTCCTCGCCTTTTTCTGCTGCTACTGCTGTATTGAGCTCTGCAGCTGACATTATTTGAAGTCCTTCAAATAAATCGTCGTTTTCTGTACTCATTTGCTGTCTTTATTAGTTTACAATATTAAAATTATTTTTATAGATAGTTTTAATTTTATTTATTAAAAATATATCTACTATAGCTTTATTTAGTTTCTTTTGCTTTTTGTGCGTCTTGTTGTTTTTTTAACCCAAGAGCTTCTCTTTGAATTTCTTCTTTTGCTAAATTAGATCTAGTTGTTTCTGCTAATTTTTCTTCAGAAATTCTAATTTGCTCTTTTTTGTGATTTTCATCAACATCTGTACGACGTAAATCTAAGAAATCGTCTATACCGTTTTTATCAGTATCTACTCTATCCATTTGTTTACCTGTCTCTGATAGAACCATTCTATCAGCTGCGGATGCTTCACGTAATCCTGCAATTTGTAAATTAGCTTCTATTTGCTCACGTTTAATAGCAATCTCGTCTTCATGTTTTTTCATCTCAAACATTTGTTTAGATTGCTCTATTTGAGAACGGCTTTGTAATTCTTGTTGTTGAAGTTCTAACTGTTGCTGTTTAAGAGCATCATTTTCTTCTTTAATTTTTCTAGCAGATTCTTCAAGACGTTTAGAAATTTCTTGTACAGATTCTGATTGTGTAATAGCAATAAGATCTGAAATAGTAGCTTGACCGTTTTGTATAGCTGCTTGTGAGAGAGCTCGTAGATCGTTGTATAACTGAGTGTCATTAGTAGAGTTAGATACGTGGATATCATACTCTGACATTACGAATTCATCAAACTTAGACACCATTTGTAATCCTAGATCGTCTAATAAATACTGACCCTTTTTAGGGTTTTTCTTATAAGCGTATTTACAACATTCTAAGAATTTAGTAAGAACTCGTTTTCTAAAATTAGCGTCTATTGCAAACCATTTTTCTGTAATATGGGATGTTTGAGATACTTCTAACTCTGTACTTCCTACTGGTTGTCGATTGCTTATTTGTCCTTCTCTTGCTCCTGATACTCCAGAAAGTTTTCCTAAAGTATTTTCAATATCAACAAGTAAGTTAGTGTACATACCTATTGCGTTAGGGTCGCCTATATTAACTTGAGTAGCAGTAAGAGTATTAAATGCGCCTGCAGATTTTCCTTGTGAAGGTCCTTTAAGGATCTCATTTGTTGGATCTAACCAAGCAAACTTGTTTACTGTTACATAACGCATCCATTCTTTTGGATCCCATCCTGACGGAATTAAAGAAGAGTTAATTGCTGTAAAAGATCCTTTGTATGTAGCGATTTCTAATTCACGTTTGTAGTATGCTATATCGTAAGAATATGCAAGAGGTTTCATAACGTCCATCAATGATTGTACCTTATAATCATTGGTTGAGTTAACAGATCCTACATATGGAGGAGTTCCTTTAGATTTATTTATAAGAGATTTGCTTGCATACGGTACAGGGCGCATTAATGTATAAATATGGTCAGCAATTTTTGTACCTTCCATCCACTCATTTACCCATATCCATTTTACAGTTTCTCCTAATTCTTTTTGAACTTTGTAATCTTCAGGAACCCAGTCTTTTTGTTCTTGGCCGTCTTCATCAAAATAAGTAAGTTCGCCTATCTTTCTTCTAGATCTCCAACATACTTTAAGTACTCTAACATTTCCATAGGTATCAAATGCACCTGCAAAAGTTCTTGTACCCATCTCGTTAGGATGGAAGATTGATAGAGCTCCTTGTTCACCATAGTAATCGTAAACAGAAATATCACGGTTAAGACCGATACCCCCGCCTCCCATAGAAGCATCTACTTTCCCTGATTCTAAAAAGTCTATGTCGTCTGGTGAAAGGTCTTCCCAGTAATCATCTATTACTTGTCCTACTGATCTATATCCGTATTCGACAATAATATCTGCATCTTCTATATACATAGAGTTACCTCCCATTGTATAAAGATTCATAGGATTTACTCGTCTCATTACAGGGTTACCACCAAGTACTCCACAGTACATGATTTCTTCACCCCCAACTAATAAATCTTCAAACGTGCGTAAGAATAAAAAGTCAAAATCTCCTTCTTTGTATTCTTTCTTTAGAATTTTATTTGCAGTAATCTCTGCAATATCTTGAAATTCGTAAGTTTGCCAACGAGTAAGTTTTTCTAATCTCTTTTGTATCTCTTCTTGAGAAATAGAAGTAGTGTTGATAATACCTACAAGCTCTTGACGAATTTGCTCCATTAACATTTCTTCTTTACGAGAAATACCGTCTGTGTCGTTAGCAGAAATATAAGCTTTAAATTCTTTTTTGCGTTTAGAGTATTCTCCTAAAAGTAAATTGATCTTAGAGTTTTCTATGCCTACGTGCTGAAAGCTTGCTGGTAAAGATTCTAAATCTAAGTTGTCAGGATTAATATATCTTTCAAAATCCTTTACGTTGATTATATTAGATCTAAGGTTATAGTTGGTTTTTTTATTCTTAAAGTTAGATCTAAGATTTACATCAGAGGTAAGTAAGTGCTCTGCAAAGTCTATATTTTTCTTGAACCAATTATCGTCCTTTTTGCTATCAGGAAGTTTTTGTCTAGGGAAACTAATATATCCCTGCATTTTTACTGGTGAAGATTGACTCATAGTAATAATTTATTTAAGATACAAATCTATGAATAAAAATTATTATTTATAGTACCTATTGGTTTTTTCTTTAAAAGGCCCATTTCTGCAAAATAATCATTATCTAAGAAAGTCTTAACTTGATTTATTTTTTCTGTTTGTTCTTTTACCATTGTAGAGTCTAACCACATTAACATACCTAGGGCGCTTACTCTATCAAAGTTTCCTTGAGGATTCCACATAATTAATTCTGTTAGTGCAGCAGAAGAATATATAGTTTCATAGACGCGTGTCTCGGAAGTTTCTGATATTCTTTCTTGTAACCAGGATTTAATCATATTACGTGCTTCAGAGTTAACAACACTAGATGCGTTAATACCTTTAGATGTGTTAGTACCTGCTTTATATGTATCTGTTGATCGTAATTGATAAGGTGTGTCAGCTAAAAGATACGTACACTTATGTTGATCAAAGTGGTTATAAAGTCCTATGAGGTTTTTCTCATACATTCCTACTGCGTTATAGTATAATAACAACTTTCTACATACTTCATAGAAATCTTTAGCTTCAGATGTCCTACCTGTATACTCGGCTACTATTTGTCTAGTGTAACGATTCATTACAAATATACTTGGCAAGGAATCAGTAGTAGATTTATCTTTATCGACGACGTCAATTCCTGCAATGTATGTTCCTCTAGGAATTACTCCTTCTGAGTTTTTTTGTGGCTTTACCCAAAGTTCTATACATCCTCTTTTATCATCGTTACGATTAAGTGGGAATTTTCTTATCGGCATTGCATCTTGTTCTGTGTAGAATTCTGGCTCTCCTTTTTCATTAAAACTAATATGTCCTTTAAAGCTAGCTTCCATGTATTTTCTAAACTTTCCTCCTTCTACTTCAGCAAGTTGTTCTTTAAGTTGTAAAGTTGGGAAGAATGCGCCTTCAAGAACTAAGAATGCTTCTGACGGAACCATTGGTCCATTGATAATCTCTGTCTGGTATACGGTAGGATCAGGAGATTTCTTGGCTATCTGCCGTTTGTTTTCAATAAATATTCTAGCTAGCTCATCGTTGGTGTCAAAGTTGGGTTTGTCTTTAAACTCATTCATTGTCTTAGAATAGGGCACAAAGTATCCTATCTTTCCACGATGTTCAAATATATCTTCAAATTCTATACAGTTGTAATCATTAGGATTCCTAAAGATAGTTTCTGCATATAAAGCCGCACGACCAGAGACAAGTCCTCCTGTTCCTAGTGCCCATATAACTAGATTTTTCTTTGCCTTAGATGCTTGAATAGCCTCAATGGCTCCCCAAGATTCTTTGATATTATACATGAAACCTACCTCATCTAATGCTACTAAGTTAGCACGAGTACCATTGGCTGCTAGCGGGTTGTCTTTAAATGTTCTATGGTAAAGTTTTGATTTAGAAATAGTAGAAGTGATATACTTGTTAGGTTGCATAGAGCCTGAAAAGTTTACTGCTAATGGCGAAGGGTACTCTTCGTCTCCCATTATAAATCCTCCAGGTAATAATTCAAATGCTGTTTTTACTTTAGCAATAAGTGGTTCTGTATATTTAGTATCAATTGCACCTACGATACCTTCTGATGAAATGTACTCCTTTCTTTTTCTTCTTTCCAAGTAATCATCATAATCTGTTGCTCCGTCAAATAAAAAGTTGTGAGCTAAGATTGCAGAAGTCGAGTAACTTTTTCCTGATCCCCGCGCTTGGATACTCATAAAATGTTTAGCAGAGTTTTTATATAGCGGCTTGCCCAAAGATTTACCATGGTTTTTTCTAAGGTAATCTCTAGCTGGAATATAAGTAAGTTTATTAGCTTCAGCTTCTGTGATTCTTTTAAGTTTGATAGCTAATTCTTTTTCAGGACCGTACTTTCTGTCGCAAGTAAATTGCTTATCATCTGAAAATCCTGAGAATCCACGGCATTCTTCATAAAGAAAAAATAATTCCCAATCTATGTCTCGTAAGAATGGCAAACCAAATGCTTGCGCTACAGAAGTATCGTCCTCAAATTGGATATTATGGAAGTTGATATAATAGTACAATGGACCAGGCATCCATTTACCAGAGCTCCAGTATCCTTCTATGCACTTACGTTTTTCTTCTTTCCAAAAAGAAATTCTTTCATAGTATTCTAACTCTGGATGAAAGTCAGGAACAGAATTTAATCTAAAATTAGAATTGTTTACTATCATAGTATTATATTATACTCGGCCATTTATCTGCAGGACAAGAAGATTTCATAGATCTTGTTTTAAATTCTAAAGAACATCCACAAATATTACAACACTCTGAAACAAACTTTGCACAATCTGTAGACAAACTAGGACATTCTTTACAAATAGAATATCTTAAGTTAGCTACATCTTCAACTGCTTGTTTTTTAATTATAGAATTACTTACTCCTTCTATAATTTCTTTTTTATTTTTCCAAATGGTTTTTAAATCTGGTATCATATTTCTCCTGAATCTGATAGTGATGCAATGTGTTTGCCTTTCTTAGTTGTCTTTTCCTCTTCGTAGTCTTTTTTAATTTTTTTATAATCTTCAAACATCTTAGGAGTATTACTTAGCATCTTGTCTAGTTTAACAAGCTCGTCAGTGTCAGAGTTTGTTATGGCTAATCTGTAAAGCTCTTTTAAAGAGTTATCCCTCATTACCATAATCTCGTTCCAATTAACTAATGCGCGTTCAACATCTGAAAGTACTAAATTTTTATAAGCATCTATAATATTCTGGACACTTGCCCATTTAAATTTTGCCTCTTTTATAAAATCTTTTGCAAGGATTTCTAACTTACTAGGATAATTAAAAAATTTAGACTCAGGATTAAAAGCATAAAAAATAGCCCAAAGTATCTTTGAGCTGTATGTTTTGTTTTTCGACGTGTCTTTAGAATAAAACTCATTAAATTCTTCTAAGATTAGTAACTCAGGATTTACTGTCCAAAAACTATTTTCGTGCTGCGCTTTCATTTTGATGCTTTTTTACTTTTTCCCACACTTCTCCGTAAGAAAGAGTTGTTATAAACTCTTGTCCATTAGAATATATAACGCTAGTATTTGGCGTTTCTCCTGGCGAGACTGCATTAATTGTTAAAAACGTTGTAGGTCTTACAGAGTTATCTGGATAAGTTATTTCAAATGTTATGTTCATGACTTGTAATTTTCTTTTTTAAGTTAGTATTACTATGATGTATTACTCGTTTACTAGGAAAAAATTTACCAAAGTTATCAATGTGAATTACTGGAAAATTTTCTATGTCGTACAGTTCTTCTAGATTCTTTTTGTTTTCTTTTCCTATAACATCAGCTATTTTAGCGCCAAACAATCTCCATATTTCTTCCGCCTGCATAAGAGTTAAACCGTGACGTTTAGCAATAGTGCTAATTATTTCTTTTTGTTTATTCATCAGGAAGAGTTAGAGTAATACCAAAATCTTCTTCTTCTATTACTGGTGCTTTGGAAGCATCTATATCTCTACTTGCATTTACCGCTGCTTTAGCGTGCTCCATAGCCATGTCTAGTTCTTGAGTTATTTGCTCCGTTTCTTCTTGGTGTATATTTACTATTTGCTCGTCAAGTTCTTCGTTAAAAGTCTTAGACGGTGTAGGAGTAGTAATAGTATTAACAAAGTTTACTTCTATCCTGAAGCCCTCATGGTCAGGCTGAAATAATAACTCTGGATGTATAGAATTATCTTCCCCTAATAGAGCCTTTCCCATAACTAGTTTTTTCTTGAGTCTAGAGATAATAACATTAAATTGTTTTTCCTCTATCTTTAACTCTTCCCTAATTTCCTTGCGCATATCAGTAGACAGTATAAACTTACCTCGTTTATCTTGAGGTAATGCTTGATACTCATGGTCTAATCTTATGAGCTCTGCTAGAACATTACGTTCTTGAGGCGTAATGTTTAGCATAAAGTTCATAAAAGCTAATAACTGCCTATAGATTTTACTCGGATTCGTAGGAAGGGATATTATCTTTTTTTGTTTCATCTATAATTAGTTTCTGAATGTTTTCATCACTTGCTAAAAACTTAGCTACTTCATACCAAGAGATTAGCGCTCCCTGTGCTAGATTAGCAATAACGTCAACTATCACATGGTATTCCATGTTCTTAGCGTCAATGTTATTTGGGCGTTGGTATTTAAATTGTTGAATAGTTCTTTCTGCGTATCCTGCTTCCTTAACAATAATATCTACTATCCACCCTTTAAAATCTTCTTCTTCTACTGGGTAAGAATTATATTTAAACTGTAGACCGTGGGCTATACTTTTATCTGTTGCTTGTATAAAACTAGTAGATAATATTTCTTTAGCCACTTTTAATTTCTCTGTTGTTCCCATGTTTTTATTTTACTTTGATTTGTAGTTTATAAAGAGCATTGGCTAGAAAAAAATAATAGAATGTAATTTTTCTATTGTGCTGTCGGCAATAGTATTCATAATCTTTTTCTAGCCTTTTCTCCCTCTTAAATAATGACTCTAAACTAGAGTCTATAAATTCTCCTATTATAACCTCAGTAGCCTTCAAAAAGCAAATTAGTTAATTTGTACTTTCCTCTATGTACTGGTATTAGTATTTCGCGATCTCTTAGAGATTTAATAATTTTTTCTAATGCTGGTGCGCTAATAGATAGTTTATTGCAGATTTGTTCTTTGTTTATTCTATCTGCGTACCAAGTGTTGTTAATTAAATCCATTTGAAATAATATATGATACAATGCATGAAAGCTTGTATCGTTGGATTTCAACAATATACTGTCTTTTACATCTAGATATACTAATACCATAATGTCAAAGATATAAGAAATTTATGATAAGAGAGAAAATTTTTTAAAATATTATAGAATTTTTATAAAAAGGGTCTAAATACTTCAAACACTTCTTTGTCTATAGTTTTACGTTTACGTGCTAAAAATGGATTCATCATATAGATTACTCTAACTTCTCCTGAGATTCTACCTTTGATCTGATATAGCACTCCTTCCTTGATTAACTTCTGGAGGAGTTTAATGAATGTACTCTTAGAAGAGTATCCTAAGAATCTTTGTAAGCTTTCGTTGCTATGGGGCTGTGGGCCGTTGTAAATAATATTAAGTGGAGTTTTAAGATCTGTAGCCATCATTAAAATATTATTCATTTCTGTACGTGATAATGCTTCTGATAAATAATTTACGGTTTTACAATCTAACACTACATAATCATCAGATGTAATTACAACGTAATTACCTTCTTCTGTAACTGTTACTACCATCTTGTCTCTCTTAAGTTCTGATGTAAGTAACTCTCCTGTGTCAGAGTTTACATACTTAGTCACATCTAGATTAACTTTCTTACTCTCTCTTGGTTTAATAACTTTATTGCCCATAATTATGATTTTTTGTAAATATACGAATAGTATTTTACTATACAAAACTTATCATAAAATTGCTCCAGGTGTCATTTTTAACACCTGTGGGGCTTCTGAGGTGTTATTTTTAACACCTGGGTAAAACCTCTACAACGTAGAAGCAGTAAGGGATATAGAAGGTTTTTTGCGTTTTCACGCTTATTTATTATTTGGGATCCTTTTTTCTATATATAAACTAGTATGAAAAAACTACACCCCCTAGATATATAAAACTCTGAAATATACCCCCCCCCTCTGAATGCTGGAGGGCTGTGCGGTGTCCAAGATGGTTACTACCTGACA